GCTTTAATAGAGTATTTCATTATGTATTACCCCCTCCTCCTCCGCCACCACCACCACCGGTAAGTTTTATTTCACAGCCGGTGAGTGTCTTTTTAAACACAACCGCCGCTTCCGGTTGGCGGTATTCTGACTTTGCGCCCTTAATGCAGTTGGAGAACATAAACTCTCTTTCGCGGCATCCTCGCCCAGCTTGCGCCCACCACGACGTTATGGAGTTATAGGCGATTTCAGGATGTGACTCAGCCCATCGCAACAAATCGGCATACTCCGCATCCTTCCGCAGCATTGCAATCTCCGCTTGTGCGGCGGCGAGTTCGCGTTCAAGTTCACAGGAAAATTCACGCGGCACCCACTGCCCCAATCCGTCACCGTAATGGCAAACATAATTCGCATCCGTCCTTGGCGTATCACTCATTTCCCGCACTCCTTTGCTGGCACTATTTTATTTGCCGCTATCGTTCCATTAACTACACCGACAATGAACGAGAGCGTTGAGCAAAACACGACCGCCCACACAATGGCTTTCATTTCGCCGCTTCCCGATACTCTTTAATTGTCTGGCGAACGTCAGTTTGACCGGCTGGAGTCGGAATCCACTTGCCGTTGTCCAGCAGGTATTTATCCCGCGAGCGCAAATAAGCGATAGCTGCCGCTACCTTTTCGTCGTTTGTCTGGATCATTTCCGTGTCTCCATGTATTTAGCGTAAGCATTAGCCAATTCCAAATCGGCATCTTTCCACTTTTTTGCGGTCGTGCTGGTGGGTGAGTTCATATACCTGCCTCTTGCCAACATAAACTTTTCAAGGACTATTTTGAATTGCGTCAGCGTCATTATTTCCTCCGGTTCCATTTTTCAATGGCCAACTCGACCGACTGGGCGCCATCCTGGTGCGGTCCGATCGCCATGCATTCGGGACAGCAGATCGCAATGATGCCGATCTCGATCTCGTCGACTTCAACATCATCGTGGCCGCAGAACGGGCATGGATTGATCGTCTTGCGCTCCTCGGCTCGGTTGGCCAAATAATCCTCGCGCTCGGTATATTCTCGGTCTAGTTGGTTAAATGCGTTGCTGCTCATTTTGCGGCTCCGTCTTGAGTTTTATGGAAATAGCTGCACTTATCCGTTTTGCAAAAATAGTAAACGCCAATGCCGCCACCGGCTAGGCCGTAACCCATGTCAAGCGTGTCGTTGCCGCACAGCGGGCAGTTGTCGCTGTCTTGATTCTCCTGTAAATCTGTTTTCATTTTGCGGCTCCCTTTTTGGCACGTTTAGATGCGGCGGCTTTTTCCCACGGTAGATCGTCGATCATGTCTGCAAACGGGTCAGCTGCCGGGGCTTTTATGGCACAGTCGAATTCGGTCTTGATGGCGGTCAGCCCGGCGTCACCCAGCAGGGTTTTGTCGACCAGGTTGGTAATGTCCTGACTGCTGTAAACCGGCTGCTGGAACTCGGCGCCAGTCAGCTTGTGTTTATAGGTCAGCAAATTGTTTGCGCTGGCATCCATCAGTTCGGCAAACCTGCCCAGCAATGTCGGTATGTGGCGGTGCTCTCCGCAGCCGGCGCGCTGGGCGGCTACATCCATATCGGGGCGACCTTGAGCGCACGACCAGCGGCCGTCCCCGTCGATCTCAGGGGTCGAATGGGCGCAGGTGCGGCAGCTCACCGCCGGCGCTTCTGTGCCGTAGCATTGATCCTTGAACCGGCAGAATTTGCAGGTGAAGTTCGTGGCATCCTCGGCCAGCGTGACCGCGGGTTCCGACGCCGTGATGATGCGCTCGGCACGCTGGATCGCCCGGTTAAATTCATCCTGGTCAAACTCGATGCGCTCGCTATAAATGTCGTCGGTGTCTTTATTGACAATGATATACATGGCACGCGTCAGGCCAGCCCAGCCCATGTATACTTGCATTTGCACGTAATGCTGCGGCTTGGCTTCCTTTACTCCTTTTTTTGTCATGGCTGCAAAAGACTTGGCGTTTGCGGTCTTGAATTCGAGCAAATGCGCCGTTTTGGGCGCTTCCGGCAAGCCCAGCCCAACGCCGTCGAGACTACCGGCAAAATGCCCGCCAGCGGCCTTGTAGCGCCACTGGTTGCCGTCCTGATCCTTGTCCCACACTTCCACGCCAATATTCCGTAAATCCGCAATCAGGCGCGGTTCCTGGTGGTTGCCTGAGTCAAATAACCTGAGCATCCTGCCGTCAAAGTCGGCTGGCTTTGCCCAGCGGAATGACAGCCACAGGTAGCGGTCGCATTCGTGGCCGATTTCGCTGGCGCCGAGGTGCGGGCGGCCATGCCGGTCGGCAATCTGCTCGTAATGCTTGAAAATAGCGGTTCTGGTGCTGTTTTGCGGTTCTGGTATCTCTGCCATGATTCCTCCGATGTAGGGGTGGGCTGCCGGTGCTGATCTCCGGCTTTCTAAAGTGGAGCCGCCAAATATTTAAATATTATGCGGGTCGCTTTTAAACGCTTAATTTCGATCCATCTATTAGAATTTATGAAATATTAATTAGCATCAGCCTGCTGTATTACGCCCATTTGGTTTACTTGCGAGCTGCCCAGGGTGCCGCTGCCGGAACCTTGCCAGCAGCAAAGGCTGCCGGCGCGGCGGGTTTGGCTTTTGGCGCCGGTGCGCCGTTGGCTTGGCTGTATCCTTTAATACGGTTGGTTTGCTGGCCGGTCATCGGGTTCAATTCCTGAATTACGTCGACAATCAGCGGGCGGTCGTGGAGCTCCTCGCTGTCGGCCGGCGTGATGATGCCGACGCAGTGACAGATGGCCGAAAGTTCGCGCTCCGCGATGCCGACTGCTGTCTGGTTAGGGTTGACCAGGTTCAGTCGTGACCAGAGTTTGCGCCCGTTGTGCTGCCCGCCGATTACGTCAAACGTGAGCTGCAAGTATTGGCCGGTTCCGGCTTTCGTGTCTTTCATCTCCGATTCCGAGATGATTACCTCGTAGCGCCCGGCAGGAAGGGCGTCGAACGACTGCTGCGGTTCTACTGTTGCGGCGTTGAAATTGAGTGCGGCCATGATTATTTTCCTTTAGGTTGGGTTGTTTTTACTGCGGGTGCTGCGGTGGTCATCATTGCGTCTGCCAAAGGAGACCATTCCAGCGGCAGTGAATCGGGCAAGCTGTAGCGGTTCTTGGCAAGATAGGCCGGCTTCTCCGACGTATACAACAAGCGCTCTCCGGTGCTGATGCCGCGGCTGACTTTGTTGTTGAATCCCACATCAGACGACTTTACGATCGTCTTGTAATTGGCAAATCCTACAATGTCGCACCATTCCTGAACAAGCGCACTGCTACGCGCTTGCAGTTTTGGTTGGTAGCGTTCATAAGGCTCGACTTCAGGGCTATCAAAACGCTTGATCTCGCAGTGCGCTAGCAGGATAGACGCCATGCCTTTGGCGCGCAGGGCGTTCAAATCCTCCAGCACTTTGCGCCAGAGATCCGCAGCGATTACGGCGCCTTTGCCGTAAGCCAGATCCTTAGCTTCGTATTGCGAATTGATCTGCTCCCATATCAGGTTGTCCAACCAGTCAAGCGAGTCAATCACAACCGTCTGGAAGTCGTGCTCTCCCTTGAGCGCAGTCAGTGCCTCCTGCACATCCTTGTAACTCTTGGCGACCGGGAAGTGATCCGCTTCCAGCCTACCCAGCCCGTCCTCGGTCAAAATGAAAATCGGGTTGGGGGCGCTGGCGCCGAAGGTCGTCTTGCCTAATCCATGCGGGCCGTAGACCATGATGCGGGGTGGTTGTAACGTCGTGTTGCGACTAATTGCTTGTAAGTTTATAGCCATAAATCCTCCGATTAAAAACTAAACAACAGAATAAGAAAAATCCAGAATGCCGCGAGTGTTGCTGCGGCGCACGCGGCGGCGCCTGTGATTTCTAGGAAATTCATTCTTGGCTCGCGTCTGCAATTTCTTGCGCGAGTTCTTCTACGAGGTCGGTGTCGATATAGTGCTTTTTCAGCATTTCCTGCACCTGATCGTAAAGACGGCCGACGCGTGCTTGCAGTGCGTGTTTGTCAGTGCTCAAAACGGCGACCACGAGTTCAAACGCATAGCTGGTGTCCAAGTTCTCCGACACGAACTCGTAGAGATCCACTTGCGCCCTGCCGGTGCGCGGGAAGCGGCCGTAGTCCATGACTTCTTCGACTATGTCGGTAAGTGCGTCAGCGCGGTCGCGCTCGGTGACTTCTGCGCGCTTTCTGCTTAGGGGGTAGCAGCGGGGGCAGTCCTCGCTCCCACAGTTGCAGCGTTCTGGGGCGCTCATGCTGCCACCGCCGAGACAACCGCTTGCACCGAGAACTGCGAGGTAAATTTGTGAACCGCAATGTCGCGCTGGATAACAGTCAGGCTCAAACGCGGTTTTGCAGCGTTTCCGTATGTTTCATCTTTTTTGGCTACAATCAAAAACCAATCGGACGCGCCGCGCTCGATGCCAAAAATGGTGACGATTCTCGAATATTTGTAAGCGTTGGGGACGTCACCGCCGCTCATTGACGACGCTATCGCACCTGCGCGGTCTTTTTTGGCAATGTTGAGCTTGTCGAGCCGCACTTCCATCAACTCGGCAAGTTCAAAAATGTTTTGTTGGCTAGCGGTGTGTGACACCGACTTGCCGTTGATCTCGTTCAACAGCGCGTGGATTTTGATGCGGTTGGCTTCTACGATTTTGATCTTCATTTTAGTTTCCTTTTGGTTGGTGAGTTGGTTGGTTGGATGCGCCCCCAGAGGGGCGCGATAAATTAGCGTTTGCCGCGGGAAAAAATCAGGTCGCCATCAGCGGCGCGGAACAAAATATTTTTTGCGATGTTAAGAGTTTTGCGGGCGCCTTCGCTGTCGTTGTTTTGCAATTGCTCTTGAGCATCTGACATGAGGCTAGCAATGATTATGCTGGCGCCGCAACCTTGATAACTAATCGTTTCGGCAATACGTTCAACATACTGATTAATGTCAAAGACGCCGTACATTTTGAGGTTGCGTTCTTGCTGTGATGAGATTTGCATTTTGTTTCCTTTAGGTCGGTTGGTCGGTTGGTATGTGTGAATAATATAGACCTGTTTACGCCGTGTCAACAACAATATGCAAATTATTTGTGGTATTGTGCGGTTCTTGTCTTTTGGTCAACAGAGGGATGTTATGTATATTATGGTCAAAGAGGCCGCAACCAGGCTTAATGTCAGTCGACAGTGGGTCAATACGCTGATTAATCAAGGGAAAGTGACCACCAAGATGGTGGTAGGCCGGCGCGTGATCGTTGCGGATCGCCTGTTCCTGGCGCTGGAGCGGGGGCGACGGAAGGCGGGGAAATGAATTACTTGTCAGTCTGTTCTGGAATAGAGGCGGCTACAGTCGGCTGGCATTCGTTAGGCTGGCAACCAGTTGCATTTTCTGAGATTGAAAAATTCCCATGTTCTGCATTGGCACACCATTATCCAAATGTGCCTAACTGGGGCGACATGACTAAATTCAAGGAGTGGCCAGATGCTTGCGTTTGCGGAGAATTTTCACGCAATTATGCTGGTGGAGGTGGCCCCGGCCATGACGATAGAGGGGTACAAGCCGAGTCAAAACGCGGGGGGGCTTTTCTTGATCCGAATGGAAACAACCAAGGAGCAATCTGTGGAAAATGCGGCGGCACAACTCTCGATGTTCTCGTCGGAGGAACTCCCTGTCAGTCCTTCTCAGTCGCAGGACTCCGAAAGGGACTGGATGATCCGCGTGGCAACCTCATGCTTACGTATCTTGCCATTGCTGCAAAGTATCGGCCCAAGTGGGTGGTTTGGGAGAACGTCCCCGGCGTGTTATCTAGTAACGGAGGACTCGATTTTGCCGCCTTTCTTCGAGGGCTGGGGGAAGTCGGGTATGGGTTCGCCTACCGAATTCTTGACGCTCAATACTTTGGAGTTCCCCAGCGGCGCCGCC